GGTTTAGAGCTACACGATCGCTGGCACTTTTTAAGTCAATCGTAACGTAATCGCCTTCTTTAGAGGCTGCACACGCGACTTTGCGGTGCAATGCTTGACCATCCTTAAGGTCAATATTATTACGTTTTAGTTGCTCTCGTTGGTAAAGACCAACACCTCTTTGGATAAAACCAGTAACAGAGGGGGGGATATCGATACTCCGATTTTTCTGGCCGTCTTTCGGCACTTCGGAAGATCGTCCTCCGAGAACAATTTTAGGATACGATTTTCTTCGTCTCAAGAGTGCACGTCCCCAGGCAGTTGGATAAAACCACCGGTCGAGGACACATGCGATATCAGGAGACATGGTAGGCTGGGAACGTATTTTATGGACAACGGTGACGTTTGTCCGTTGATCTGAATATGTTGCACCAGGACCAAACCTGCCAAGAGGCAATCCTTTAGGCAATGGCCCAAGGAGTCCGCGGATGCGTTTCTTAAGCTTATTTACACGATGTAAGTAAGCTCTGTCGGCATCACCAACTGGGTAAGTTGTGATGACTTCCGACATGCGCATCTTCAGATTTGTTTGGTCACAGCATGCTTCACTCTCCTGCCACGCTTCATAGGTAGCAACGGTCTTATCGACCGAAGTATCTATATCTACGCATTTCCTTAAAAAAGAAACTGCGCAAAAATCGCGGTAGAACCGATCAGCATTATTGTAATGCAACGGATCAATCGAAAGATCGACAATCTGATCCCACTCCTCGTATCGTATCAAAATACAAACCTTGAGAGACACAGGGGTGTTCAGTGCTTCCAAAAAAGGAAAACATATCTCACGAATAAAACGTAAAGACAAAGCCATAATGGACTCCTATTTAGGTGGGTGCGGTGCGAGAGTTCAAAGAGGAACCAATTAAGGTATCTCCTAGGAAATTTTGCAGCATAGCCACATAGCGTGTAACCTGAGTGTCAGGGATGACATTAGGCACGACGACCGTAAGTCGCGAATCGAAAAAATCGATCGCGCCCGAAGTCGGGTTTTCGTACGGACATTTGAACGCTATTTCCATAGTCCTGGCGGTATTTCTACCGTTATTCCGGGAACGGAACAGAGCATGAGGGTGCAACGCGAACGATGCGCCTTCAGCGTGGGCGATCCATTTGGCGGGGACGTTGTCGCCGCTGGAGGGGATATCACCGTTAAAGGTGACGTCTGAATCTCCATCGAAAGCTAAAATATTAGCTATTTGTGGCATAGTAACTCCTATGCGGGTAAGAGGTTTAAAGGTATCGCTTGATCGATACGTCTGTATTAAATACAGTGCGCATCAAAGCGACTGCGTTAGCCGCCCTCGAAACATTCAATGAGCCAATAGGCCACGAATGAGCGAAAGGCGGATCTAGGGTAGTTAACCGTTTAACACGGAAAGAACGGCCCTTTATACCAAAAAGGTTCCTATCAAAATAAGGATACCCGTAATAGTAGTATTTACCCCCTTTCAGAGAATAGAAGTAGGTTGTAGTTGGGTTCTTAATATCCAGACCAAGAAGGTCGGTATAGGATCTAAGGAAATCTCCAACCGGGAAAAACCAATCGATCACAAAGGAGAAAGGAACTAACTCCCAAATGACCGAGAGAGGGTTTATAAAGCCAAGGGAATTGGCCAAATAGAGGTTTGGGTTCGAAACAGACACATTAGCTACGCGAAGGACGGTAAGTCTCTCGTCGAAGATCTCCCAGCCGGTGTATTTATTACCGGCGGTATGTGTTTTCGAGGATCTACCCTTGTAAGTGGCGGAACCCCGAACCTTGCCTCCAGGAAACCGGCTCTGCAGTACGGATACCGCGTTGCCAATATCGATAACCATAGGGACCCAACCATAGTGGTATTTAAGCCACAGGTTCGCGGCTGTTTGGCCACGGTCTTTGGGTGAGAGGGTCACGCCAATGCGGCGAAAGGCCCTTTTAAACCTCAGACGTTTGATGTCCAACCAGGTCTTATAAAAAAGACTAGCGGTTTCGACAATGGTTTCCACTGATTTACGGCCTTCAAGGAGTGACAAGCCGAGATCAGCACTCTCTCTAGCCTCGGACAAGAAGCGGTCGTAAGACTTCTTCGTGACAGAGGGCAGGTGATTACCGTTTGCTGCGTAAAAGCGGCTCAGGTAATTCAGGCCCAAGTTATTCGCGGGCCAGGTGGCGTAAAATTTGTCACCCAGTCTGCGAGTAATCTTGCAATCTTTCTTATCGTATGGACACGGTAAGGATCGGCGGGGACTACTAGTGTACTTGTGTTCGACAATTATGTATCTGTCGGCCGTCTGTAGACTGTAGGTCTCCGGACCGATAAGTTGTGCCATAATAAATATCCAAAGTCGGATTGAAAAGGCCGGAACCAGGATGGTTCTAGAAAGAAGGGGAGAGACCATGGCGGTC